CAACTCTAAGGTCGGAGGCTTATTTTTTATTAATTAATAAGGAAGTTCACAATTTGGGTTTTGATCCAAATTATCCCAATCAGATTTTGTGAATTTTTCCCATCCTTTTAGAGATAGAAGAAATTTTTCAAATTTCTGATTAAGTTCAAACTCCTCAGTCTCTTTAAATAAAGGCTCAAGACCGTCTAAGTCTCTTTTGCTTAATATTTTGCAAAGTGGAGTTATATTTTCTCCTTCACCTTTTAAGCAAAATATCAGTTGCCTTTTACCAGATTGTGATTTAGCAAAGATAAGTTTAAATTCCTTATCTTGCTTCATCATGGCAACTTTCTCAAAAGCCTTCTGATTGAAGGACTTCTTCTCAACCATGTTCTCTCCTTTATTAGAGATTGTCAAAGAACTTTCTAAAGGAACAACCAGACCCATTTCTGATTGTTCTAATATCATTATACATTAAGTGAAAAACATTGTCAAGCTAAAAATTTAATGAAATCAATATCTTACAGTTTTATGGAAATTAATCATTAATAATATCAGTTACTTATAATTATTTTTATACTATTTTATAAAAAAGACTTGACTTTATTTAAAAGTGTCTTTATTTTTGAGTTATGATAGAATATATACTGAATCATAGGTATTATGGCACAATCTGACTCAGAGATACGGCTTCAGACCGCAGAATTAGAGGAAGAACAGATAGAATTGTCTGGCGATGAGTCAATGAAAGACGATGAACTGGAAGGTATCGTTGCATCTCTAATTGAATCTGCAACAGACTACATTGATCTTCAGGAAGCACCAGATAGGGTTCAGGCAAGTAACTATTACAATGGTATGCCTTTTGGCAATGAGGAGGATGGTCGCTCCCAAGTTGTATCGTATGATGTCAGGGATACAATATCATTGATGCTACCTCAGATAATGAGGACATTCTTTGGTTCAGAAAGAGTTGTTGAGTTTGTACCACGACAACCAGAGGATGTAGTTTCTGCACAACAAGCAACTGATTTTGTTAATCAAATTGTATTAGGGCAAGACAACCCTGCGTTCTCAATTTGCTATAACGCAATTAAAGACTCACTTGTAAAAAGAATTGGGGTTATCCGCATTGATTGGGAGCGTAGGGAAGAAGTTAGTTACGAAGAATTTACTGGACTTGACGATCAAGGTCTTGAAGCAGTTTTAACAGATAGTGACAAAGAAGCAACTTCTGTTGAAAGTTACCCTGATCCTTCTTTTCAACCTCCTCCGCCTCAGGAACAACAGTTCTCTCCTGATGGACAGCCCATCGTGCAACCAGCCATGGAGGCGCCAAATCTGCATGATGTGGTTGTCCGTCAAACAAATATTGATGGGAATATTGTTCTTGATGCACTTCCTCCAGAGGAGTTCTTGATAGACAGACGGGCAAGAAGTGTAGAAGATTCCGCAATCGTTGCACATAGACGTTACTTGAGTGTTTCAGAATTAGTCCAGATGGGATATGACTATGAGGAAATGCTTGACCTAGCAGGAGATGAAGATGAATTTGGAACAAACACAGAATTTCTCGCAAGACACCCAATCGCAAACTATGCAGACACAGAAACATCAGGAGAATCAAACAGGAAAGTCCTGTATGTTGAAGCCTATGCAAAAGTGGATTTCGATGGTGATGGGATATCTGAACTTAGGCGTTTTTGTTGTGCAGGCACTCATCATAAGCTCCTACATCATTCTCCTGTCAATGAGTTGCCTTTTATTGTATTTAATGGGTATCCGGAACCCCATGTCTGGAAAGGACAATCAGTAGCAGATTTATTGATGGATGTGCAGAAAATCAAGAGTATGGTCATGCGTAATATGCTTGATTCTCTTGCAAAAAGCATCCACCCAGATACCGAAGTTGTGGAAGGTCAAGTCAATACGGATGATGTTCTAAGCAACAAAGTAGGGAAAGTCATTCGTACAAGGGCACCTGGAATGGTTAGGGAACTGAACAAGGAGTTTTCTGGTCGTGAAGCCTTTCCGATGCTCGATTATCTTGACTCTGTAAAAGAGGATCGTACAGGGATGTCAAAAGCAAGCATGGGCCTGAATCCAGATGCATTGCAGTCATCCACAAAAGCGGCAGTTTCTGCAACTGTAGCCGCATCACAAGCACAAATAGAGTTGCTTTGTCGCATCTATGCAGAGAATGGGATGAAACCTCTCTTTAAGAAGATACTTAAACTCCTGCACTCCCATCAGGATAAGGAACGTATGGTGAGACTTAGAAATGAGTGGATTCCTATTGATCCGAAATATTGGGATGTTGGAATGGATGTTTCTGTGAATGTTGCACTTGGACTTGGCACAACAGAAGAACGTATGATGATGCTTTCAGGACTGGCTGCCAAACAGGAAGCAATTTTGAAAGAACAAGGACCAGAAAATCCACTTGTGAATTTCAAGCAGTATCATGCAACTTTAACGAAAATGACAGAACTGAGTGGCTTTAAAGATACACAAACATTCTGGACTGATCCTGCAACTTATCAACCACCTCCTCCACCTGAGCCACAGCCTACGCCAGATGAGATATTTGCACAAGCACAAGCAGACAAGGTTCGTGCAGATATGGAAAATGACAAGTCAAGACTTGATCTTGACAGGGAAATAATGATACGCAAAGACGATCTTGACAGAGACAAGATGGAGACTGATCTTGACATAAAGGTCAAGGAAATGGAAAACAAGTACAAGACATCAGTTGACCAGACTGAAATGAAGGGTATGATTGACAAAGACAGGGAAAAGATAAGAATGGATGCACAAATGCAACAGATGCAGATGCAACAGATGATGAATCCACCTGCTCCACCACAGGGTGTGCCAGAGGGTATGCCACAGGGTATGCCGATGCCTCCTGGGGACATGAACCCTGAGCAAATGGGACAGCCGGCTGAACCAATACCTTCATAATGGCAAAGAAGAAGAAAAAGAGTTTTGAAAAGACATCACAAGAAGATAGGATTTTAAAAGCAAATGCGGCAAGAGCCGTGTTGGAAGATCCAGTTATTCAGGAAGCATTTGAAAATCTGGAAGAACACTATAACGATTCATGGACTAATTCTGATTTAGATGATTCAATCTCAAGAGAGAGGATATTTCTCAAACTCAGGGCATTGGATGATCTTAAAAAAGAATTAACGATGATGATAACTAGCGGAAAGGATAATATTCTTGCTAGAAACGGTTAGTCATTAGTTCTCAGAAATGAGGAAAACTACTTGATAGGATAATATTATGGCAGAAGAACAAGACAATAGCTCAATTCAAGGGTCTGATCTTGAAGAAAATGCAAAACAATGGGAAAAAGAACTGACCTCCGAAAGTGGTGAAGATGAATTGCCAACAGACGAAGATAACCAGCTTACCCAAGAAGAATCTGAAGAAGAAACAGAAGAAGATTCAGATTTAGAGGATGATGAAGCAGATGAGGAAATTGAAGCTGAGGAAGAAGAACCAGAAGAAGATTTGCATGAAGTTAAATATGATGGAAAGATACATCAAGTAACACTTCAGCAACTAAAGGATTCTTTCTCAAAAGGTCAAAATTATACTCGTAAATCCCAAGCACTTGCAGATGACCGCAACAGTCTTGAGGATTCTAAAGCAGAAATCAGTCAACTTAGAGAACAAGCCCTTGAAGCACTGGAATATGCAAAGCAGAATCAACCTCAATCGCCAGAACGAACAGATGAATATTGGAATAATCTCAGAGATTCAGATCCAGTCCAGTTCCTAATTGAACGGGATGCTGTTAGGGATGCTCAAATGCAATCTCGGGTTGTTGACCAGGAAATACAAAGGTTGAACAACCAGAAGGAAGCAGAACAGCAAGAGCATCTTAATAAGCATCTTGATAGTGAAAAAGAGAAACTCCTGGATGTAATTCCGGAGTGGAGTGACAGTAAACTTGCAGATGCCGAAAAGAAACTGATTACAAAGTTTGGTTTGAAGTCTGGCTATTCCCAAGAGGAACTTGACAGAACCTTTGACAGCCGTGCCGTTTCCATAATGAGAAAAGGTGCACTTTGGGACCAGTTGCAAGAAAAGAAGAAAGGTATCAAGCCTGTCAGAAGGGAATCAATGAAACCTGGATCAAAGTCTGGAGACCCCAGTAAAATCAAAACGGGTAAGGCAATGGAAAGACTTAAAAAAAGCGGTAGTATTGATGATGCCGCCGCAGTATTTTATAATCACATTCGCTCATAAATAAGGAGTAATAATGGCAATCGTTGCAAATACATTTCAAACCTATCAGGCAATTGGTAGGCGGGAGGACTTGGCTAATACCATTTATAATATTAGTCCATCCGACACGCCTTTCATGTCCATGGTAGGACGTAGCAAAGCTACAAACACACTTGCAGAGTGGCAGACGGATGCACTTGATGCCGTAGCCGCAAATGCAAAAATAGAGGGAGATGAGTATGCTTATTCCGCTGTTACACCAACAGTAAGAATAGGTAATTACACTCAAATCTCTACCAAAACAGTAATCGTTGCTGGAACACAGCAAGTGGTTAACAATGCAGGTCGAGACTCAGAGATGGCCTATCAACTTGCAAAGTCATCAAAGGCTTTGAAAAGGGATATGGAATCTGCACTAACGGGTAAAGTTGCAAAAGCGGTTGGTGCAACCGGTACTGCAAGAACACTCGGTGGATATGAAACTTGGACTACAAGTAACGTATCAAGAGGTGGGGGTTCTCCTGCAGGATCAGGTGCAGGAAATGGCGCCGCTCCAGTTGATGCTGGCACTAAACGTGCATTTACTGAAACTTTACTAAAAGCCGTGATCCAATCTGCATATTCAAGTGGAGGCGATCCTTCAATCTTAATGGTTGGCCCTTTTAACAAGGGAGTTGTATCTGGATTTGCAGGTAGAACAACAGCCCGCCAGATGATTGATGCAACCAAGATTCAAGCGGCCGCAGACCTCTACAGTTCCGATTTTGGAGACTTTAAGGTAATTCCTAATAGGTTTTCAAGAGAGCAAACGGGTTATGTAATTGATCCAGAATATTGGAGCGTTGCATATCTCAGGGACTTCAAGCAAGAGGAAGTAGCCAAAACCGGGGATGCAATTAAGCGTGCCTTGTTAGTTGAATACACTTTAATTGCTAAGAACCAAGCCGCTTCTGGTGTAGTTGCGGACTTAACTACTAGCTGATGAATAACTCTGAAAAACTTGTCAACTGGTCAAGACAATACTTTCATTACGATCAGCATGATAAGACTTTCACAGTAGAAGATAGGGAGGACATAGAGCCGGTGATTAAACTTGCTAAAGATATGTCCTCTCTACAACCTTCAAAAGAATGGCGGCACTCTGCGGTAATACCAAAGTTTGTCTTGGATCAGTCTTTGAGGGAAAATTGGGATAGAAAAGATTGGAAGAAGTGGGCAAACAATCATGCGAACCGCCCGTTTCGGACATGGCCGGGGAAACTTTAAAGGTTGCAGTTGCAGTTCCATCTTTTACAGGAACATGGCCCTTTCAGTTCGGTGAGTGTCTTGCAAACATGGTTCAGTATTTTCAATACTCTGACTATGATGGAGAGCATGAAATAAGGGTTTTTGCACATAGTGGAAGAGTAATTCCAGAAGTAAGACACAGATTGATTGGCTCTGCAATAGATTGGGGTGCAACTCATGTCTTGATGATTACTCCTGAATTTACTTTTCCTGTAGATTCTTTGCATAGGATGTTAGCAAGAGGACGTGCAATAATTGGCATTAACTATTTAAGAAATGTTGTTACTAAAGAGTATTCTGCATACAGAGGTAGTGCAACAGTAAAGCCAGATCCTAAATGTCCTGAAACAGAAGAAGTGGATGGAGTTGCAATAGGGATGGTGCTTTTTAACATTCCAGTTTTTGATGTTCTTGAACTGCCATTCTTTGACAATAAGCTGATTTTAGGAACACCAGGATTTGAGGAAGATTTTATTCCCTTCTGGAAACAATGCAAAGAAAAGAAGATACCTTGTGTAATAGATCATGTACTTTCAGAAGAAATTAGAAGTTTATACTATGGTGAATTATGGCATTAGCAAACTATACTGACTTGCAAGCATCAGTTGCAGACTTTCTGAACCGCTCTGATTTGACAACTGTGATACCAGATTTTATCACAATGACTGAATCAGACATTAACAGAAGTTTAAGAGTCAGGGAAATGTCTGTTCGTACAAGAGCACCTATTGATGCCCAGTATGTAAAGTTGCCACCTGACTTTCTTGGAATGAGAAACATAGAATTGCTGACCTCTCCTGTGACTCCGCTTGAGTATCGTAACTTGCAGAATCTTGATATACACAGGGTGGGAGATGCAACTGGCAAGCCTATTTATTATTCCGTCACACAGAATAATATTGAGTTTGCACCTATTCCGGATAGTGAATATACACTTGAGATTGTATATTAC